TAGAGGGGGGAGGGGTTACAGCGGGGTGGAATTACTGCTTGAGCGCCAGGCCCTTCACGGCCTCACTGTAGATGAATTTGATCTTGTCCCAGGGGATCGTATAGCGCTGGCCATACTCACCGGCGCCGTCACAGATCTCGCATCCTTCAGTTGGCTCCTCGAGCTCCAAGCACTCAGGGCATTCGCGGGTAACCTCCAGCTTGAACTCACCGAGCAGCAGGGCCTTGGCGCCGTTTTCGGCGGTGAGGCGTCGAGGCATGACGCAGTAGCCTTCGGGTATCTGCATGGCCGGCGCGCTCGGCTCTGCGCTGGCGGATAGGACTACGTGAAGCCGGTTGCGCAATTCTGCGCGATTGAAAGTCAGTGGGCCATTTTCCAGTTCGGACAGAGCATCACGCAGCAACGCATCACGCTCGGCCAACTGGGCGCGCAGGGTGTCACGCTCTGACTCAGCATCACGAACCAGAGACAAGCAGTCAGTTTCATATTTCTCCAACAAGTCCACTCGCTCGCGCAGCTGCTCAACCTCGCCAGCATCTGCTGGCGCTGGGTGTGTGTAGAGCGGCCCCAGCTTGGCGATTTCGTCGAGGCAGGCGTTCCAGCCTTCATTATTGGCATCGACGAACACATCGCTCAGCTCTGTAGGTTGAGATTTGCGCGCAGGCAGCGCCACCGGCTCGCCCTGGTGCTGGTCGGCTGGCGATGCACCGGTCATCGGCCCCAGGCCAACAATCGGCAGCCCAGTAGCCACCGCATCCCTCTCTGCCTCTTCTTTGGTCCACCATATGGCAGTACCAACCATCCAGGCTATTGGCTCGGGGTGGGGCTGCGGGGCTGGCCGTGCAAGCACTTCGTGAATTTCCCACTTGGCAGCGCTGTCGTTCGGCAGGTGCGCCAGGGTGAGGTCTATCAAGTCACGCGACAAGCTGACCATCTCTGTGTTGCTGGAACGGTTTTCTGTGGGCATGGGGATACCTCAAGCGAGTCGTTCAAGTTGTTGTTGGATGCGCCGGCCGATCCAGCGGACGACGAACACGGCCTTGCTATTGCCGATCGCCTTGTAGCGCGGGCCATCGGGGCATTCTTCGGCGGGCTTGCCGCGATAGGGGATACGGGTGTGGTCGCCGGGAAAACCCTGGAGCCATTCGCACTCGCGCGGGGTGAGTCTGCGAACACCAGCCCCCCCTTGGACCATAGGCTGGCCACGGCCGGTGCCGTCCTCGCTGGCGTCGAAGCCCTCTGCCTTCAGCGTGTGGGTAATCTCGCCAGTGATACACACCGCGACCTGGCCGCCGGCGTTGGGGTGGCTGGCGCTGTGGTTCATGGCTCGGAGGGTTGGAGCAAGCTCGCCGGCATCGGCGCCGTGTTCCTTGCAGGAGAACGCCAAAACCGCATTTTCCTGGCCATGATTTCGGCCCAATGGATGGGCCTGATCGTTTAGCACATCTGGATCTTGCGTTCCGTGTACAGAAACAGGAATGCAGAAGCCGTTTTCCCACTCCTGCTGACCCCAACCAAATCCGTGCTTTTTCTCGGTCCCACCACAGGCAGTAACAGGTCCAGTAACATCAAATCCGAGCGGCCACGCAGGAGGCGCTACTACATGTCCGCCAGTTGCTCCGTCTGTCCCTGGGAAGCCGCCGCCTTCATTGCGTGCATCAAGGGTGCAGGCAACGTCTTGCCCCTCGCCTCGGCGCGGCGGAGTATCCCGGCGCACGCCTTCTCGCTCAAAAAGTACTTCGAGGGGATCGAACCCTGTTCGAGCACTTGCGACAACGAACACACGGCGGCGTCGTTGGGCCAGGCCGAAATATTGGGCATCCAGAATCCGCCATGCGGCTGTTCGCGTGGGTCCATACACACAACCAGCGTCCTTCCATTTGCCCCCTGGCGGTTGAAGTTCTTCGGATTCGCCCACCAGGGCGCCGAGGAAGCAGCCAAACGCGTTGCCTTTGTCGGAGAGGACGCCGGGGACGTTTTCCCAGAGGCAGACGGCCTCGGGCTGACCGTGCATGGTTCGAACATGGTCAATTGCATCGAACAACTCCACGTATTTGATGGTGAGGGCGCCACGGGGATCGGCTAGACCTTCCCGCATACCGGCCACGCTGAAGGCCTGGCAGGGCGTGCCGCCAACCAGGACCTCGGGCGCCGGGATCTTGCCGGACAGGGTCATGGCTGCCAGGCGGGTCATATCGCCGTGGTTCGGCGTGTCTGGGTAGTGGTAAGCCAGAACCGCGCACGGAAATGGCTCGATCTCGGCGTACCACGCGGCCTTCCAGGCAAGCACGTGCCAGGCCACGGTCGCAGCTTCAATGCCGCTGCAGACGCTTCCGTAGGTGATGGGCATGGTCGATCCTCGTCGGGGAGGCGTTATCGTTGAATAGGGGAAGGCGCTGGCGGGCAGCGCGGGTCAGGCGGCTTTGACGTCGCCCTGCTGGGCGAGGATTGCCTTGGCTGCGTGGTTGATCAGGTACAGTCGGTTGATCAGGCTGTCGCGCGGCTTGTCGATGGTGATTTCCCAGTAGTCGCAGCCCAGGCCCAGCACTTCGTGGTGCTCACTCATGAACATGCTGGCTTGCTCGACGTAGCCGATGTCGTCGGCTTCGTACAGGCGATCTTTCAGCGAGCTCCAGAAGTCGTAGCCATCCTCTCCATATTTGAGGTGGGCAAGTTTTTCCTTGACCAGGTTACGCAACTCATCCCACCGGCCAGCCTCACCGACACCGCCGTCATTACGCATCCACTCAGGCAGTGCAGCGTACTGATCGTCGTCATGGGTGTTTTCGCAGATCTGGCTGCAAACACCAGTCACGAGCGCAGCGCGGAATGCTTCCTCATCGAACTCGCGCTCACGGCAATGTTCTTCGAGCTTCGAATGGATGTAGTAGCCGATGTCGTCACCTGCCAGGAACTCGATGCCGTAGGAAAGGCCGACATTGAAGGTCAGGCCGTCGATATCACCGATCGTGGCGATTCCGAAACGGGTGATCAGGATGTCGAATGCGTAGCTGTTGGTGCGCGGGTCCTTGCAGCGCCATGCCTTCAGCTGGTCGGTGTCAGCCAGGACGGTGAACTCGTGATCCTTCAGGCACTCGGCGGCCCGCTTGCGGCGCTTGGCTTCTTCGGCCTTGCGTTGAGCGATCCATTCTTGGTGGCGTTGTTCGTCGTTCATGGCTTTCTCCAGGCATGGTTTGTTCAGGCGCTGGCGAGTAGCAGCAGGCCTTTGTCGTCAGGATCAGCGCCAAGCCTGATGTCAGGCGCACGAAGTTCACGCTGCATTCGCCATTGATCAAGGGCGCGCGCCACGGAACTGCTGATAACGAAATCGTGGCGCGGGGGTAGTGATAGAAGCGTGAGGGCCTGAATCGGCCCCAGCGCATGAGCGCGCTCGATTAGCAGTCGGACGATACCGCTTCGGTCGGCGATGTTGATCCACTCGCCCATTTCATCCAGTTGCTGGATGGTTCCGCGCCTTGCCATAAGCCTGATTTCGGTTCGATCTGCCTTGCTGTGCTGATCGCTTTCAATTTCGAGGTGGGCGCCGGCGGCGAAAAACGGGAACTTCGAGCGACCAAGCTTGTGGGCGTTGTAGATCAGCAGGGTAAGCGCTTCGCCGCTTTCCTCGATCTCATCCCAGGACATCAGCTCAGCAAGCTGGCTGGCATGAGTGGCGGTCACCTTCAAACGCAAATCTTGCTCGCCCAGGCGCTCCTGCTTCTCTCGCCTGCGCTGATCACGCTGCTTCGGCGTCAGAGCCATCATCGCCTCCATTGCGTACAAAGCGGGTGCCCGGCGCGTACTCCAGCAGGTCGCACACCCGGTTGATGATCTTGAGCGCTGCGTCGAACACCTTGGCGTCGTCCGGCTCGCGGGCCAGGCGCTTCATGTTCGGCTGATGCTCCAGGCAGACCTTTTCGACCAGCCGCCGGGCTAGCTTGCGCAGGTGGTCGGCGCTGTCGTGCTCACGAAGGCTCAGCGCAAAGGCCAGGGCCACATCATCAGGCCGGTACTGGCCACCGCTGCGGGTGATATACAGCTTTCGCACTGGCTTGCGCATTGATGCGTCGAAAAGTGATGCCATGCTCGACCTCCTGCAGGCCGCTTGGGGTAAGGTGCAACTGCTCACGCCGCCTTGTTCTTTGCAGCGCGCTTCGGATTTTTCTGCTCAATCTCAAGGTCCATGTCGTTCCAGCCGGCCAAAAACCAGGAGCCGTGGAACGTGTGAGAGGCGAATGGATTGGCCATCTTGCCGCCACCGTTGCGGCGGCATTCCCGGCCAAGGTAGTAGACGCTGGGATGCTCGCCGCAATCGCTCATGGCTTACTTCTCCAGGGCTTTCCGCAGGTACGGGTCGATGTCGGCCTGGCCAAGCAGCCAGCGCTTGTAGTCGCGCGGGATGTCCTCGATTTTCGAGCCAGCATGCTTGCCGAAGCGGATGACCTTCGGGATGCGGGCGTCTTCTGAGATCTCCCAGAGTTCTTCCCAGCTAGCCACGGGACGCCCCAGCTGAGACTTCAGGCTGGTGAAGATGGTCGCCAGGAGGCGGCGGCAGTTCTTCACGTCGTCCAGAGCCGCGTGAGCATTGCGCAGAAGTTCTGGGGCTTCCAATCGGTAATTCAGGTAGATCATGGCCGACTGCGTGTGAGTGTCGGCGTCAGGCCACAACATCCGACTCAGCGCTGCGGTGCAGATGCGCTTGATTACCGGCTTGCCAATCACGCCCCAGTCGTAATCGACGTTGTGACCGATCAGGTAAGTGGCGTCTTCCGGCAGCTTGAAGGAGTCATGAGGCGGGCACTCGACAAGCTCTTCGTCCAGGATGTGGCTGGTTGCCAGGGCGCCCAGCTCGATTGGCTTAGACGGCTTGTAGCGCTGCAGGAACTCGCCGGTTACGGCAAGGCCGGCACCGAGCTGCAGCCATGCAGCCTCAACCAGCTCCGGATTGTTCAGTCCGGTGGTTTCAGAGTCGAAAATGTAGGCGGTCATATGAGGTCCGTTTCGCAAGAAGAAGGGGTGTCAGCAGCGTGGTTGCTGCTGACCAGCGGTCAATCGAACGGGATATCGTCCGAGAAGTCAGGCGGGGCGCCGTAGTCGTAGTTGTCGGGCTGGGCGTAGCCTCCGGGCACCTGGGCAGACTTCGGACGGCGGTCATGGACCGGCTTCTTCATCAGCTGCTGAACCATTTTTTCCAGCTTGGCTGGGCTGGTGCAGCGCGGGTCGAGAATCTCGGATGCTGTCTTCTCGGATTCAGCACTGAACGGCGCGTAGATGATCGGGCGAGGCATGCCGGTCTGGCTGTTCTTCTCGATTTCCATCTGGATGAGCAAACCGATTGGCTTCTTCAGGAGCTCGGGGAAGCCAGGGGCGGTGACCTGCTCGCGCTGCTTGGTGTCGTTGTTCCATTTCTCGAATTGGGTTGGCTGAGGGGCGCCGACGGTGCGCAGCTGCAGGCAGGCCATGATGGCGTTCATCATCGCGTAGCCGCCCTCGTTGCGGGTGCCGTGCTGATAAGTCAGGTTGAGGTAGAAGGTTGCCTCGGCGCCGTCGCGGCTCTTGAAGGTGAAGCCGATACCGGTCGACCCGGTTTCTTGCTTCTCCATGTACTCGGCGCGCTGGAACTCGCCAATGAACTTGCCGGCCTCGTCGATGAAGGCTGACTTGTTGTCCGCGGAGCGCGCGGCGTTTGCGTCCAGATTGAACATTCAGAAGGCTCCTATGCGGCCTGGTTGGTATGGGTGAGGTCGTAGTACTCGCAGATCGCGGCATCGACCAGGGCGAGGTCGTTATCGATCATCGCCTCGTTGAACATGCCCATCGGGGCCTTGGTGGTGTCCGACCCATTGTTGCGGGTGCTGAACAGGTGCTGGCCGTCGCTGACCACAGAGCGCAAGACGATGGTGACCATGCCTTCCAGCGTGATCTTCTCGTCCAGCATCTTGCCGATGGTCTTCATCTTGATCTGACCGGCGTCCGTCTCCTCGGTGTGGCTGAGGATGTAGACGCGAACGTCATCGGGCAGACTGAGCAGTGCTTCGAAGATGTTCCAGGTGTGCCGGCCGATCTCGGTGAACTTGTCGAAACCTTTCTCCTCGCTCCGGCGCATGAACTCGTTGGCCAGGATGTATTGGAAGTCGTCGATCACGATCACCTTGCGCCTGGTCTGGCGGCAAGCTCCGATCACCTTGACCCAGTTGTCGGTGACGTAGGACTTCCAGGCTTTGGAGCCGGGGAAGGGAAGCGGCTTTTTGATGACCTGGACCAGGGCCACGTCATCAGGCTTGAAATTGCGCAGCGATGCGCTCTTGCCAGCCCCGGACTTGCCGAGGATCAGGGTTACGGTTGCCATGTGGCACCTCAGCTGGGTTGGTTGTCCCACTGCCGCTCAATGCGAGCGGCCTCGTCTTCGTACTCTTTGCGCTCATCGCCCTGATACTGCTCAGGCGAGAACGAACCGACCGTCATCCAGTCGAGCTGGGCGGCCAGGCGGGGTGTTGTGTTCATGGTTACCTCAGGAGGTGATGCTGCCGGCGTATGCGCTGGCCAACATCCATGCGGTGCAGATAGATAGCGTGATGAAGCTGCCGCGCCAGAGTGCCCAGCGCCGCGCTTGCTGGCGTGTCATGGCCGAGGCCTCACGGCGATGCGGCCGGATTTGATGGCGGCCACAAGCTTTGGCGGCAGATTGGCGACAGGTAGTTCACGCGGGAGGCCGGCGCTGATGATGGCCAGGCTTCGCTCGATTTGCTCAAGCTGCTCGTCGATCAGCGATTTAACCGGTGCGGTGCTCATGCGACCCTCCCGTTAGCGTCCATCCATTGTTGATGATCACGCTCAATGATCCTGTTCAGCCGCTCGGTGTAGCTGCGCTGCTCTGCCAGATCAATGGCCCCTGTGAGGCCCGCCAGATCAATGGCCATGACCAGCTCACCACGTAGGATTTCGCTGAAGTTTGCGCAAATAGCGGTGAATCGGGCGTCGATGATCTCGACGATTGCCTGACGGGTACCCTTGTTCATGCAGTCCTCCGGGCGGCGCCTGAGCCGCACATGGCTTCCATCTTTTCGAGCGCCGCGCTGATCACCCGGCGGCTTTCAATCCGTTGGCGCTCGTCGCGCTCGCGGATCATCTTGTTCCAGGCTTCGTTGTTCGCACGTGCCTGTTTCGATGTGAGGTGATCCACCCAGCTGGTATCACCGAATAGCAGGTACTGGCGATCAACCTCGCGCGCCTGGGCGCTGTCTGCGTAAAGCTCATGCTCGCGAGCCATGGTCGCCTCCAGGTGATGGGTTACTCGGTGGGTGGGGAAGGGAGTGGCTGCCAGTGCGTGACACCATTGCTCAGGTACATCTTCGTGTAGAGCTGGTTGCCAGCGTCATCCAGGCCGGCGGTGACATCGCCGAAGTAGTCTTCGATGTGCACCATGTCCATGCCGCCCTTTGGCCAAGCATGGCGTCCGGCATGCGGTGAGGTGCCGTCGGCATAAGCGAGAACAGAGTCATCCTGTAGCTCGGGCAGCCTGTCGCTGCACTTGATCCAGCCGCTCATGGTTCTTCACCGCGGCGACGGCGCTCGGTTGCCATCTCCATGTTCAAGTCATGCCGCTCCTCGCTGATCAGCTCAGCTACGGCCTTTTCGATTTGATCCATGGCCTGCTGCTCGTCAGCGGCGCGGCGAATCATCACCCGCAGCAGCTGAATGGCCGCATCAAGGCGTGTTGGGTAGACCTGAGCCGAAAACCCGCTGGCTAAAGGCTCTTGAATCATGATCTGGCCGGAAACGCTCATTCCGCTCATGGCTTCACCCGGGCGGCGAGCGCAATGCCGGATGGGGAGTTACGAAGCGGTGTTGACCAGCTTTTGTCGAAGTCGGCCATCGCCGCGTCTGGCGTGTCGCCGAATCCGGCCACGCCGGACTGAAGATCTGCGCCAAGTAGTGCGCACCACTGGTTACCGTCAACGCTGAGCGTCGGGCGGAAAACGACCGATGGCCGCGTATATGCGTAGTTGATGTCCGTTGCGGTCTGCGTGACGTGCTGCACAAACATATGCGAGGCGTAAGCGCTTTCTCGATCGTTCATATGAACCTCGGCAACCGCATTGGCCGGGAGCCAGGCGCGGGTGACCAAACCCACCGTGAAAGGTGGCCTGGCGCCTGCCAATGCGGTCGTATGTGAAGGGAAGGGGATGCGGGATGCATCGGGAAGCGCATGGCCGGTAACGACATTTGATCCGGACGATTCCATGCGCTTTCCGATGAGCCCCGCTAAAGGATCATCGGGCCTGCTGGTGGCTCACTGCAGGCAGGTGATTGAGAGCCGCTGTTAGCGCAGCGGTTGCCTAGCTCGACGCTTGCAACATCGAACGTTTCCCGTTGCTGATACCCGCCGGGATTAGGGTTGGAGAACAGGCCGCCTATGGCAGGGCGACCTCACTGATCAGCTCAGTGCGCTCGGGTGTTATGGATTCAGCGCTTGCCCAGGACCGCCTTGGTGACGACCTTGGGGAATTTTTTGGTGCGTATCTCGTTCGCCTGCTTGTCAGTAAGCAGGCCCGCCAGGTACAGCGTGGTGATTGAGGTGTTGATGTGGTCGAGGCGCTTGGCCTCGTCGGCGTTCATTTCCGGGAACTGCTGCGCGAATGGCCGCGCTGCCCAGCCTTGTTCGAACGTGCCTGACATTATCTTGCCCTCCGGGCGGTTGATTTCCCGTCTGGCCCTGTCGCCAAGGCCAGCCAGTGAAATCAGTGGAAGACGACGGCGCCGCCGTCAGCAGCGACCTCGAATGCCACTTTCCACTCTTGGTACTTTTCCCAGAAGTAGCCGCCAACGGCTTCGGCTTTCTCGGCAAATTCGGCGTAGTCCTTGGCCAGCTTCGCGCTGACCACCGGGCCGATGGTGCCATCGCAGTCCGAGAACAGGATCTGCTCGTAAAACGGGCCTTTGCCTGCCTTGTTGGCGCCTCCGAAGTAGGGGAAGCGCTTTTCGTATTCGTCGCTTGGGCTGGAATCCGGCGTGTATCCGGCCAGCTTTGCCAGTTCATCCCGCCACGCGCTGTAACGACCGTAGCCGGTGCTCAAGCCCGAACCTTCTTCGCCGAGCCTGTAGGTCATGCCCTCCTTCAAGCCCTCGGCGCGGCCAGGGAAGTCCTTGTTGAAGTAGAAGTCGCGGTAGTTGTCGTAGTCGACCAGGTCGCCGTGCTCATCGCGCTCGGCGTCAGGCGCCTCGACCAGTTTGCTGAATGCAGAAACGTCCAAGCCCATTTCGTCTTCCTCCAGTGGATTCCCGAAACACCCGGTCGCCCAGGTGCTTCAGTGAATCTCGTGGTGCGCCGCGACCCGCTACTGGCGGCAGCATCGGCGTTTCATCTGTCAAAGAACTTGGTTCCAGTCGGTCCCGCTTTCCGGGGCTGGGAGATCACTTCGCTGATCCCGTGCTATCTGGCGGCTTCACCAGTCGTGTGTGGCCTTGAGGGCCTCCCGAGGGGCTGTGTAGCGCCTCGATGGAGTAAAAGTAGCACTGCTGTTATTTAAGAGTCAACAGCAGTGCTGATATTTTTCTTGCGCCCACAAAAAAGCCCGCTCAGTGGCGGGCTCTTGGATTTCTCTATTTCACTGCTTGAGGTACTTTAATGCCTCAGTTGTAGTGGCTTGAGCTTCACGAATCTTGGTCAGCCCTTCTTGCATGGCTTCATTGTCCACCTTGGACTGCTGCCGGTCCGACTCCCGCTCAGCTTTAAGCTCGGCTATCAAGGATTTAAGGTCCTGCTCTGAGGATATCCTGTCTGAACGCATATCTTGACGCAGGCCGCTGACCTCAGCCAATAGCGTTTTGTGAGAGTCCCAAGCGTACAGGTAGGGGCCTCCGATAAACGCTAGGAAGGCTAAGATCAGGTGCCAGCCCTCAATGTTGATAGTGCGCTTTGCCACGGCTTCTTCCTTCATGGGTGATGCCAGAGTTGTTATTGCCCACATGGCACAGATGTGCAAGGCCGCTTTTCCAGACAGCCTTACGCTCTGGGTTGACTGCTTAGAAGAAGGTGAGCTGTACCTAAGGGCAATATACCTGCTTTTGGTCGGCTGATCAGCAGACCCAAACACCTGCTCCCAAGTGCAGCTTTCGTATGGCCCACTCAGCTCATGCGTAAGATTGACCAACATCCTAGGATCTGCCTTTCTGGTCTATCTCTCTCAGCTGGTCAACGAGCTGTTTGTTTGTTGGATCACAGGGCTTAAGCCTAGCATTTATGAGCGCTGCATTCATCATCTTCGTGTTGCCGCAATTTGTGCAAAAAATGAATACGAATGGCTGCCTTGTAGATCCCACAAATCCATGCTTGTCGGCCGATACGACCGTTTGCGCCATAGTGTCAGCTATGCCTCCAAATGCAGAGCTGAGCACCCAGTCAGGTCCTCCGCATAGCTCGCATTTTAAATTCTCAAGACCGTTGGTCATCAGAAAAGCTTGAAGAGCCTCTGGCTCGATAGACCCGCTGGCGACTGCAGAGTCAGGTATGTCTGATTGTGGGTCCGTGTTTTCGCTCATCTGAAATTCCTATTCATAATCCAGCACAAATTTAAAGATCGCCACCACGCCAGATCACCTTGCCGATGATCCGATGCTCGTCCCCCTTGCTGCGAAGGTGAGACCGGTCGGGATACTCATCCTTGTCTTCGTTGTCGCTACGCAAGGTCCATTGGCCCAGAGGTCCCTGGATCAAGCGCTTCACGATTGCACCGTCGGTACCAGCAAGCACGAACACCTGACCATCAGCTGGATCAATTCGGGATCGATCAACCAGCAGGACGTCGCCATCGTTTATGGTTGGCCACATGCTTTCGCCCTCGGCGTAGATCACGATCAGCTGGTCTGGCTTGGCGCCCTTAACCCTCAGCCATTCGCGCTTGAAAGCAAGGGTTGAGCGAATTTCGACATGCGGGTTTTCACTGCCCAGGCCGGCTGCTGCTTTGGCATCGTACTGAGGGACATAAGCGTACCGGCCGTCAAGTTCGTCCTCGTCCGCCCCATCCGGCAGTGGCGAGTTAGCTGCCTCAGCCGTGTGCGCCACTTGGGGAGATGCACGCCTGATACCGGCCGCCAAGGTAGGACTTACCTGGGCAGGCTCGAAGTCTAAAGCCTCGGATAGCTTTACGAGAGCCTCGAGGTTTAGCGCAACCTTGCCGGTCATGTACTGGCTCACGGTGCTTTGTGGTGACTTCCACTCGCAGCGCTCTCCAACCTCGGTCTGGGTGAGGACGGGCTTCGACGGATCATCCCGCGATTCCTTCACGCGCTGCTTGTAGATTTCGTGCAGACGCTTTGCATCAGCAAGCTGCTCGGCAGAAAGAGGAGTTCTGATCGGTTTCTTCATGCGCGTGATTTAGTAGCACAGCTGCTTCTTAAGCAAACAGCACTGCTACTCTTTGTCCTTGAATATTGTAAAACAGCAGTGCTAATATCCGATCAAACCCCTATGAGGCAGACCAGATGAAGACTGTATCCCTTGAGGATTACCTGGCCGAGCAAGGAACCCAGAGCGACCTCGCCAAGGCCCTGGGGATCCAGCAAAGCGCGGTATCCCAGATGTTTCGCGCCAAGCGGGATATCCGAATCACCATTTTCGACGATGGGCACATTGAGGCGAACGAGATCCGTCCGATCCCGGCGCGCAAGTCTGCCGCTTAACCACTTTTCAATCACAAGGAACCAATCGTGTCGTACTTCGACCCCGACCACTTGCACAACAAGCCCACCAAGGTTCGCTTGGATGAGGCTGCCGACGATCTGCTGTCGGCGATGGCTCGCTTCAAGCGCACGCAGAAGGCAGTGCTCGCCAGGGAAATTCTGGAGCGCGGTCTCGACCAGATGATGCAAGAGCTTAACGCGAAGACTGACGTGGCCTGAAGTGGCCGAGGAGGCCCTGTGCCAGAAAGCAAAGAGCTGGGAATCCAGCTCGACGGGAAGGGCAATTCGGATCTGGCGTATCTCGCCAGGCAGAAGGGCTTAACCCCTGAGCAACTGGCGGCACGAATCATCAATGAGGCTCTCGACCGCATGACGAGAACAGAGCCTGGCCGAAGCAACGTTCGGTCGTTTCGCAAGGGCTAATAAGCCCCTGAGGGACTCATGAGGAACTGCCGTTGAAAGAACTATCACCCAAAACGCAGACGCAAAAAAACCGGGTGGCCGCCCGGTTTCTTGTACTGCATTCGTAACGCTTGAGTGAGGCCATCATATATGCATCAGACCATCCAAAGCAATACCGTGGCTCTCGCGCCACAAAATGCGAACCACGATTTCGTGGCGCGCACGATGTCATCGCGTGAAATCGCGGACTTGGTAGAGGCTCGCCACAACGACGTGGTGGCCACCATCGAGCGCCTTTTCTCAAAAAACCTTTTGCGATCAAGTCGTAAAAGCCGCCGTGAAGCCACGGGCGGGCGCCCAATCGAAGTCTACGACCTGATTGAGCGCGATACCCACCTGGTGGTGGCCGGTTATAGCGATGAGCACCGGGCCAGGGTCATCGACCGCTGGCAGGAGCTCGAAGCGAAGGTTGCTCCGCAGGCGCCCGCCGACCTCAGCAAGCTGGAAATCCTCCAGATGGCCCTGGAGTCGGAGAAGGCCCGTGTCCTGCTCACCGTCCAGGTCGAGGCCCAGGCCAAGAAGATCGACCACCTGGAGAACCTGTTCAAGGAAGGAATGAGCCACGTCCAGTTCTGCAAGGGCCTGAATGGGGTCAACGTGATGCAGGTGGGCCACTTCCTCGAGCGCCGCAACTGGCTCTACAACGAGAGCAAGTCCGGCACCCGGTACCGCGTCGCCGCCTACGCCCGCGACAAGTACATGACCGAGCATCAGCAGGAGATCACCCCGCACGGGAAAGAGGCGTTCATCAGCTACACGCCGATCCTTCTCCGCAAGGGCGCCGTGCGCCTGTACGAGCTGTACCTGGCCGGCGAGATGCCAATGAAGAAGAACTGGGACGGCCTGCACACCCACGACAAGGCCGTGCGGGGTGCAGCATGAGCGATTTCGTGAAAGTCACCGAGATGCCGGCCAGCGAGTTTCCCGCCTATCTGGAAGGAATGAACAAGCTGATGCGTGAGTGGACAGATCGCGCTGCGCGCGGCGAATGCCCATGGGTCTGCGCTGACTGTTGTTACACCTTCAACGAAGGCATGCCTGACGAGTGCTATCACGGCGTCGAGCAGTGCTCAGCGATCATCAAGCGCGACAAGCTGCGCGCCATGCGTGCGGGGAATGAGCGGTCATGACTATCGACAAGGATCAACTCAAGGCGCTGGCCCAGGCTGCAAGTCAGGGCCATTGGGGTCAGGACGGTTTCGAAGTTCATAACGACGATGTTGAAGATTATCGCGTTGCCCAATGCCGCTCTATCCCCGATTCCGCCTTCATCGCCGCCGCCAGCCCAGCTTCGATCCTGGAACTGCTTGCAGAGAACAAGGCGCTACGCATGCAAGTTAAGGAGCTCGACCTGATGTTCGGGCGATATCTGCTGGGCATGCGTGCCTCTGTTGTGGAGTGGCAAAAAGGGAATGGTGCCGACGCCGCGATGCAGTGGATCTGGAACGGCTTGCGTGGCCCTGGCGAGCTGCCTCCTGAAGAAGAAACGCAGGCCCAGGCCTACTTCGACCGTGAGGTGGTGAAGATCGAGGAAGGCCTGGAAGAGGTTTACGCCTACCGCGACAAGCGCCGCAGCGAAAAAGCCCAAGGGGGTATTTGATATGCAGTTCACCCTCACCATCAACCAGGTGAAGGCCTTGGAATGGGGGCTCAACTCCCAGCAGGCGCTGCTGTTCTCGTTCGTCTATGGCTGCCCGAGTTGGGCAAAGCCCATGCAGACGCCGGACGGGATCTACTTCGCCCTGAGCAAGGCCAAGATCACCGATGAGCTGCCGCTGCTGACCGGGAAGCCTGACACGGCATATCGCATGCTGAAAGCCTTGGAAGAGGTAGGCCTGATCGAGCTTTCCAGCACCTCAAGCATCACCCTTTTCCGCCTGACGGAGAAGGCCACCGAGTGGAACCAGAAACTGGATGGGTCGGAAAAATATCCGACCCCGCCTACTGGTACCAAAGGTCGGAAAAAAATCCGATCTACCTCGGAAAAAAATCCGAGCATGGTCGGAAAAAAATCCGAGCCAAGGTCGGAAAAAAATCCGACAAATCAGGATACCAATAATCAGGATACCAATCAGGGTACCAGTCAGTGTTCGCAGGAAGGTTCGGACGAGCCGAACCAGCCTGCCGGAAAAGTGGTTGCACTGATCCCTGTAGGGGGCGAAGAGCCGCGCTGCGAAATCCCGGCAGACATGCCAGGCCCGAAGGACCAGTCCTGCAAAACCTTCAAGGCCTGGGCCAACTACGCCATGGCCTACCGCAAGCGCTACCACACCTGGCCGGTTTGGAATGCGAAGGCAGGCGGGCAGATGGGCCAGCTGATTGACCGCCTGGGGATTGAGGTTGCCCACCACGTCGCCGCGTTCTACCTGCGGATTAACGACGCCAAGCTGATCAACGGCTGCCACAACCTGGGCGACCTGCTGGCCAAGGCTGAGGCCTACCACACCCAGTGGGTCACCAACCGCCAGATGAACGCCACGACTGCCCGCCAGCAGGAGCAGACCCAGGCGAACATGAATGCGGCGCAGGAAGCGGCTGACGCGATCCGCAACGGCCAGGGAGGTAAGCGCAATGCTTTCCTCTGACCAACAAGCCGAACTGGCCGTGGCCATCTGCGCCACTGCCGAGGCAATGGGGCAGGCCATCAGCGCTGGAGGCGCTCAGCTCATCGCTGAGGACCTTTCGGCCTACGAGCCTGGCGTGATCATTGGCGCGCTGCGCGCGTGCCGTAGAGAGCCTGCTGGGCGCCTTTCGCTCGGCATGGTCCTCAAGCACATCCACGCGGCCGACACCCGCCCCGGGAAGGATGAGGCGTGGTCGATCGCCCTGGCAGCCAGTGACGAGCACGAGACGGTGGTGCTCACCACTGAAATCCGCCAGGCCATGATCGCCTCCGAACCGATCCTCGAGGCCGGCGACAAGGTCGGCGCCCGGATGGCCTTCATGAGCGCCTACGAGCGCCTGGTCAGCTTCGCCCGGGCCGAGGATCAGCCGGCCAAGTGGGAGGTTTCGCTGGGCTACGACGCCGGCCGCCGGGTGGTGGCCATCGAATCCGCCGTCCGCGCCCAGCTCATCACCCACGAGACCGGGGCCAAGTACCTGGCCGACCTGCGTATCGCACCAATCACCCAGGACGGCCAGGCCATTGCCGGCCTGCTCACCGGTGAAGTTCGCCCGCAGGCCAGTGCCAAGACCCAGGAGAAGCTCGCCGAGGTGCGCTGCATCCTCAAGGCCGCCAAGGCCAAGAAAGACCGAGAGCGCGCCAAGGAAGACCAGCGCCGGCGAATCGAAACCTACCTGCGCAAGCGGCAGACACGCGCCGCAGTCGCTCAGTTGAACATCAAGCGCGCCGGGCAGCCGGCCGGGGAGGGGGTGTGATGCGCACCTATCTGAAAGCGGTGCTGATGATCGTCCTGGCTCCGTCGGTGATCGTTCTGGGATCCGTCATGGCCTACCTGTGGTGCGAGTTCGCCATATCGCTGGACCTGCCAAAGCCTGTGCGCTTCGGGATCTACATCACGCCGGTGGTGCTGCTCGCGGCGATCCCGGTCACCTGGGTGCTGAACCGGATTGAGGGGCGCAAGTGATGACCATGACAGATCGAGAAATGCTGGAGCTGGCCGCAAAGGCTGCTGGCTACGTTGTGCGCTGGTATGACGACAGCCTGGCTTACGGGCCGACCTTCGGGATTGAGGTGGAACCCGGCAACCCATCCGGGTTCGAGCCTTGGAACCCGCTGGAAGACGACGGTGATGCATTCCGCCTCGCTCTGTGCCGACCTGGCCTGGACCTGACTTGGGTAATCACCGAGGCATGGCAGGCATCTGACGATGAGGCTGAGCGTGCGGCATACGTGCGACGCGCCATTACCGAAACACTTGCGCGCATTGGCAAGGCCATGCAGGAGAAGCACTGATGGACACCAACAAGATGCGCGAGCAGGCCAGTAACGAGTTCGATGCTTGGTTGGATGGCTACGAAAAAGACCGAGGGGCTAATGGATGGATGCCACTTGAGCCATATGTGCGCAAACACATGCGCAACGCTTTCGTCGCCTCCCGCGAAGCTGTGGTGGTGGAGTTGCCCGAGGCTCACATGAATGGCTCGTACACGGACCCTCAAGTTCTTTACGCGGAGGAGGTTCGACAGGCAATCGAGGCCCAGGGCCTGAAGGTGACCCCATGAAGCGCGTATGGACAGTAATCGTAGGCCCCAAGGCCTTCCAGATGGTGCTGATGGAGCAGAGCTTGGATCAAGCCGGTGCGCTGCGTGAGGCGCAGTTGATCTGGCCTGAATGTGAGGTGAAGCCATGACCATCGACAAGCATAAGTTGAAGGCGCTGGCTGAGGCGGCCAATGCAGTCACAACCGATGTGAACATCACCATGGCTGTTGGCGCAGATCCTATTGAGGTCAAAGCCGTTCAGGACTATCTCCAGATGGCTATGCCCAAGACCATCTTGGCCCTGCTCGCGGAGATCGAACAATTGCGTGAGGCTCATGAGCAGGTGTGCCTCAACTACAACCGCGTGAGCTTCGCATCTGAGGAGCGGGGCAAGCAGATCGACCAGCTCAAGGCCGAGAACGAGGCGCTGCGCAAATCCATTGCCGGAAAGGTGGTTTGCGATCTCGAACTGCTCGAAGACCTGCGGGACAGTGCGGCCGCTGAGGCTGATCAGCATCGGCAGAGCATGGGCAGCTATCGGCCAAAGCGGCAAGAGGTACTGGATCGCACCGTGAGCCGGTGCGACCTGCTGATTGCGGCGGCCAAGGAGGTATCCCATGGCTGAGAAAATCTCCGTCAACTCTCAGGCCAAGCTGTCCGAAGCCGTGACCATGCTCACCCGCATGTTCCGCGACAAGAAGTTCGTCGTGGTCAGCATGCGTCCGGGCAGGGACCGCACCCTGGACCAGAACGCCCTGTGGTGGTCGATGTACGACCGAATCGCCAAGAGCACAGAGATGGGTGACATCGAGGATGTGCGCCGGTACTGCAAGCTGCACTTTGGCGTGCCGATCATGCGCGCTGGCTGCGATGAGTTCCGCACCGGCTGGGCGGAGTCGTTCATCCACCTGCCGTATGAGGTGAAGCTTCGCCTGATGGGGCCATGCGCGATGTTCGGGCCGGATGGTTTCCCGGTGACTCGGCTGTTCGACCGGGCCCAGGGCTGCCAGTACACCGACAGAATCGTGGGCGAGTTCGCGCCGCAGGGTGTGGTGTTCAGTGATCTGTTGAGTGAGGAGGCGGCATGAGCCATCAATTCAAGGCTGGTGATCTTGCGCTGATCGTCGGCACCCTGACGGCATACGAGACGCTGGGCAGAACGGTGGAGTTGATCGAATACCTTGGCGATGATCGGGTGATTTTCCTTGAGGCTGGCGGATGGGTAGACAACGTCGAGGAGAACCGTATCTGGCTTGTTCAGCTGACCGAGGGGCAGTACACCGACAAGCGCGGCGTGACGACCTCAGAAGGGCCATGCCGAGAGCAGTTCCTTATGCCCCTGCGCGGCGACTTCGAACCTGAGCAGCAGAAAGCCAAGGAGGCCGAGCCATGCGCGTAGTCAGCAAGAAGGTGCGCGAGAGCGCCCGCGGCCAGGACTGCACGGTCAATGATCAGGAAGAGAGGTGGCGTCCTGTGCGGGGCTTTGTCGGCCTCTACGAAGTGAGCAACCTGGGCCGCGTTCGCTCGATCAGCAGATACGTGAAGTTCGGTCTTAGCGAAAAGCTGATTGAGGGCCGAATCCTGGCCCAATCCCTGAGCGCAGGCTATCCCGCGGTTTGCCTGTGCGATGGCCCGGCTCAATCCAAAAAGAACATTCATCGACTGGTTGCAGAGGCCTTCATTCCGGGCGAAGGAGAAGTTGTAAGGCACCTTGACGGAAATCAAATGAACGCAAGCGTTGAGAACTTGGCTTGGGGCTCTCACAAGGAGAATGAGGCAGACAAGGTCCAGCACGGCACAAAGCTTGAGGGAGCGTCTCACCCGAACGCCAAGGTAACTCCCGACCAGGTTCGCCAGATCCGCAGGCTTTACGCGCAAAAGAACACCCAATTGGATATCGCCAAGGTGACGGGAGTTAACCGCGGCACTGTTGGAAAGATCGTGCGCGGAGAAACGTGGGGGAGCGTTGTATGAAGATCGTCAGCAAGAAAATCAGGGGCAGCGCCCGAGGGCAGGATTGTACGGTTAGGTTAATAGGCATCTGCAACTTCAACCCCGAGACCACCGTACTGGCCCACCTGCCATGCGGCCAGAAGGGCATGGGCATGAAGGGCTTCGACACCGTGGCGGTCTACGCCTGCAGCGCCTGCCACGACGTGCTCGACGGGCGCGGGAAGGGCGAGGTGGACTGGTCCGACATGCCTCGGGCGATCGCGGAGACGCATGAGGCCCTGATTAGCGCCGGGCTGATGACAGTCAAGGGGGCGGCATGAACGAACTGACGCTCCCATGGCCGCCGGCCGCATGCAGCCCCAACGCCCGGGTGCACTGGTCGAAGAAGAGCAGGGCGGCCAAGTCCTACCGGGCAGCCTGCCACCTGCTGGTGAAGCAGGCCGGCATCAAGGCGCCGGAAGGTGACGCGTTGCTCATGCTCGAGTTCGTGCCTCCGGATCGCCGCCGGCGCGACGACGACAACCTGCTGGCGATGTTCAAGGCGGGCCGTGACGGCCTGGCAGATGCCCTGGGCATCGACGACAACGTGTTCGCTACCCAGATCAGGGTTAGCAAGGAAACGACCAAGGGCGGCGCTGTGCGCGTCCACATCAAGCCAATGGGGGCAGCAGCATGATCTGGACCATCACAGACACGGCCGGCGTGCTGCTCCTCGCTATGGCCATCGTTTCGGCCTGGTGCGCTATGCGCGCCAACATTATTCAAACCCGCCGCAAGAAGGAGAACGGCCCATGCAACTGAACAGCGCGCGGCAGGCTTGGCACGACTGCCTGTATACGGCCTGGGACAGCCAGGGCTCTTTCATCGAGCAACTGGGTTTGCTGGGCACCATGGTCCAGACCACGGAGAAGCAGCGGAAGGCGAGCCATGCTGTGCATCAGGCCCTGGCCGGCGGTGTGCAGGCTGCAATCTGCAAGCTTCCCAGTCGCATCAAGGCCTTCGGCCACTTCATGTACGCGCCGCGGCTTGACGCCGACACCCAGGAGGATGCGGAGGAGGCGGTGTTCGTCATGGTCCAGCAGCGCTCGCCGCGCATGACCGCCGCCAAGCGCGAGAAGCTGGAGTATGTGGTGAAGGGCGTTATGACCCGGTACCGGTACATGCACCAGGGCGGCCAGTCTGCCAATGACGATCCGCTGGAGTCGCCCGAGGGCTTCCGTGCATGGATGGTCGCGCACTACGACGTCAAGCTTGAGTCGACCAACTGGGAGAGGGATTGGGCCGGATTCGTCCGCCTAGCCTTCGACTGCTGTGAGGATCTGGACAAGGAGGCACTGAGCCCGGTAGCCGCCGCAATCTACGAAATGAAAAGGGCCGCTTGAGGCCCTATTGCGTTCCCGTTCGGCTGGTGATACCGTATCGCCATTGTTACAGTTTTGCCTTCGGCAAACACCAATCAAAAGCCCGGCCAAGTGCTGGGCTTTTTTGTGCTCGCAAGAAACGCAACTGCAGCCAGGGCAGGCCCTCACGGGACAGCCTGGACACTGCTAGCCGGTAGTGTGGTGATACGGAAAAACACCGGCAGCCCGCGCATCCATTCCCTGACTGTGCTGGTGGGTGGCGCGAGACTTGATCGGCGAGACTGGTGCATTGGGGTGCCAGCGCTGGGATGGTCTTCGGCGGACAGGTGGGGAAAGACCCACGCATGCAGATGTAGCTCAATCGGTTAGAGCGCCGTCCTTCCAAGTCGGAGGCTCAGGGTTCGAGTCCCTGTATCTGCTCCAATCATTGGCAAGTAGCACAGAGGTAGTGCTCCCGGCTGTTAACCGGGCGGTCGCAGGTTCGAATCCTGCCTTGCCAGCCATTTCGCCGTCATAGCTCAGTTGGTAGAGCGTCCGCCTTGTAAGCGGAGGGCCCAAGGTTCGAGTCCTTGTGTCGGCACCAATTCGTTATGTGCTGCTCCGCACGCTTGCCCGGTCCCTCAATAGGGTCTTCCCGGGCCTTTTCTTCTAGGAACCATTCATGGCCGAACCAGCAAGCACGACTGCCGGCGTCCTGCTGGTGAAGTACGGCGTGATAATTGGCGGCTTCGCAGGAGCGATCCTCTCGCTGACCTTCCTGCGGGGTCTCACCAGAGGCCAGGCAGTCGCGGCCTTCTTCACCGGTTTCGCTTCAGCGATCTTTTGCACCCCGCTCGCCATCACTTACTTCAAGCTCGAGGCAGGCGGAGAAGCCCAATACGGCGTGGCCTTTCTGATAGGCCTTCTGGCAATGAACATCATCCCGGTGCTGAAGTCGCTGGTTGGGTCGTTCGGAGCCAAAGGAGCTACCTGATGAGCTCGACCCTGATTTCAACCCTGATCGGCGCCAATGCCTTCCTGAGCGTGCTGGTGGTGATCGCTGCGTGCGACTACCTGCGCCGGATACGCCCGATGGATCATCCATTGCTGGCCGTCGCGTTCTACCTGGTGGCCATCGGTGCTTTCGGGTCGTTCGTCCTGGCCATGAGCGGCCATGTTCCCACCTTGTACGGCGTGATCCTCAAGCTTGGCATTGTCCTGTACGCGGTAGCCCGGCGCGGCCATGTGTTTCAGCCGGGGTAGGGCGCCACAAAATCGAGATGCGCCGTTTCGTGGCGCGAGAGGACTCCATGAGCAAAGTGATCGAGATTGTCGTTATCGGCGGCACAGGTTCCGGTAAATCGCATGTGCTGGAGCTGATCGACAAGGCCCTGCGTGACAGCTACGGCCCGCATGTACAAATCGTTTCCCGCGAACTGTCGCAGGAGCGTGCGCTGGGTTCTCCAGGATCTGCACCTTCGGCGGATACCATCTTTGAGCTGAAGGAGCGCCGTCCGGCTGAGCATTCCGCGACCGAAACGCTGAAGATCGAAGTCGACACGTCCGGTATCTCCTCCGCACTTGAGTCCATCCAGGGCTGCGTGCAGCTGGATCCTCTTGAGTCAGCCATTGCCTCGACAGCCATGCTGATCGCTGATGAGCGTGAGCGCCTGAATGCAGCTGGATTGCAAAGTGGAAGCTTGGCGTCTGCACTGATGGAGCAAATGAGTCGACTGCTTGCCATCCAGGTAGAGCAGGTTGGCAGCGTCCGCCGCGACGCGGTGGTAGATGCGGTTGTGAACGATATTTACGGCATCCGTCGTCGCGGCATGTGAGGCCACACAATGACCACCATTGCCTACAAGGACGGCGTGATCGCCTATGACTCCCGCGTGACCCGAGGCGACCTCATCACCGACGATGACTGCGACAAGTGCATTGAGCGCGACGGCGTGAAGTTCTTCCTGTCCGGCGCCCTCTGTGACTATGACGCTCTGGTCGGGGCCTACTTCGGGACTGCGCCGGCTGGAAAGGTCGACGCCTCGGCAATCGTCCTGGATAGCGGCAACCTGATGATGGTTGCCGTGGATGACGACACCGGGCTTTGGAAGTCGCCACTCAAGCCTGATCGGCCGTATGCCATCGGCAGCGGAACGCCATACGCATTCGCTGCGATGGATATGGGTGCATCTGCCGAGAAGGCCGTTGAGATGGCTGCAAAGCGCGATACCAGCACCGGCGGGAAGGTTCGGATAGTTCGAATCGCCCGCGACCACTAAGGATTCGACATGAGCACCAAGCAACCCGACTGGGAGGCGATCGAGCGTGCCTTCCGGGCCGGGGCGCTTTCTATCCGTACCATCGCCGAGCGCCACGGCATCAGTGACACCGCGATTCGTTCCAAGGCGAGAAAGAACGGATGGGCGCGAGACCTGAGCGATCAGGTCCGGCAGGCAGCCAAAGCAAAGCTGGTTCGCACCGAGGTTCGCACGGATGGTTCGCACTGCGAACCGCGAACCGATGATGAGATCGTAGAGGAGGCAGCCACCGAGGCCGCTTCTGTCGTTCTGGCTCATCGCGCCGGTCTGGCCAACTGGCGCGCCATTGCCGACAAGCTGTCTGTGGCCCTGGCCGAGATCGACGTCGACGAAGACAACCTTGGCGATTTCTCCAGGGCGCTGAACGCTGGCGTTGATGCCCAGCTCAAGGTCATCAAGGGTGAGCGCCAGGCCTACGGCCTGGACAGCGATGAGGGCAACAAGACTGTCGATGATCTGGCCGCCCTGATGGATGAACTATCGAAGGATGCCTGACCATGAAGCCTGAGCATCTCAAACTGCTCCGGGATCGGTTCTGGCGGCTGAACAACCTGTACTTCATTACGGACAAGCAGGGCAAGAAGGTCCGCTTCCGGATGACGCAGGAGCAGGTCGATTACTTCCAAGGGATGCATACCCGCAACATCATCCTCAAGGCTCGGCAGCTGGGCTTTACCACGTTGGTCTGCATCGTCCAGCTGGATGCCGCGCTGTTCGAGGCCGCCAAGTGCGCCCTGATCGCCCACACCCTGAACGACGCCAAGCGACTGTTCCGGGAGAAGGTGAAGTACGCCTACGATCACCTGCCCAAGGAGATCAAGGCCGCAAACCCAGCGCGCAATGACGCCGCGGGTGAGCTGGTGTTCAGCAAGGGCGGATCGCTGTACGTCTCCACCTCGTTCCGGGGCGGCACACTGCGCTACCTGCATGTTTCCGAGTTCGGGAAGATCTGCGCGAAGTTCCCGCACAAGGCGCGGGAGATCGTCACCGGTGCATTCGAGGCCGTCGCCGCAGAGTGTTTCGTCACGATCGAGTCGACGGCAGAAGGCCGGGCCGGGTACTTCTTCGACTACAGCCAGTCTGCCGAGAAGCAGCAGCTGGCTGGCGTGCCCCTGGGCCTGCTCGACTGGAAGTTCTTCTTCTTCAGCTGGTGGCGCAACCCGCTGTACTGGCTGGACCCGGCCGGCGTGGTCATTCCCGACCGCCTGACCAAGTACTTCGACGACCTGACCGCCAAGTACGGCATCGTCACCAACCCTGGCCAACGCGCCTGGTACACCGCCAAGGAAAAGACCCTCGGCGACGACATGAAGCGGGAATACCCGTCGATCCCGGCCGAGGCATTCCAGCAGACGATCGAGGGCGCCTACTACGCCAAGCAGTTCACCAAGCTCTACGCTGCCCAGCGCATCGGCAAGCTTCCAGACAACAGCCACCTACCGGTGCACACGTTCTGGGACATTGGCGTGGGCGACTCAACGGCCATATGGTTCGTCCGGATCGTCGGCGAGGAATACCACGTTGTCGATTTCTACCAGAACAGCGGCGAGGGCCTGCGGCACTACATGAAGGTGCTCAAGGGTCGCGGCTACGAGTACGGCGAGCACTGGGGCCCCCACGACATCGACAACCGCGAATTTGGTAGCGACGGCAAGACCCGGCGCGAACTCGCACGAGAGGGCTACGAGATCGACGGCCAGCGCTATTCGCTGACCTTTCAGGTGGTACCGAAGCTCGGCGTGGATGAAGGCATCGAGCAGGCCCGGGAAATCCTAGCGAACTGCGCCTTCGACGAAGCCAAGTGTGAGGAGGGCATCACCGCCCTGGAGAGCTACCGCAAGGAATGGGATGACAAACGGGGGTGCTGGAAGGACAAGCCCCTGCACGACTGGTCATCTCACCCGGCCGACGCCTTCCGCTACTTCGCCGTGGCCAAGACCAAGCGATCCGTGGTCAAGCACGTTCCAATCTCGTTCACTTTCTGAGGCCATCCATGCCTAACTTCCTCCCCCGGGCAGAGTACTCGGAGGCCTTGCCCGACTGGCAGCTGGTCAAGCGCTGCGTGGCGGGCGCCCGCGAGGTGCGCAAGCACGATATCTACCTGCCGATGCCGGACCCGGAGAACAAGTCTCCCGAGAACCTGGCGCGGTACAAGCAGTACAAGAAGCGGGCAATGTTCCTGAACATCACCGGGCGCACGCGCACTGGCCTGCTGGGTGCCGTCTTCCGCAAGACTGCAGAGTTGGCTTTGCCCGCTGGGGTCGAGTACCTCAAGGAGAATGCCAGTGGCGACGGCACGAGCCTGGAGCAGCTTTCCAAGGATGCCGTGGGCGAGTGCCTGGACGCTGGCCGTGGTGGGTTCTTGGTGGATTTTCCGGCGGTTGAGGGCGTGTCCTCGATGGCTGACATGCAGGGCCGCAGTGCGCTGATTCACCACTACGGCGCCGAGTCAATCATCGACTGGGATGAGCAGGTGGTTGATGGCGTGAAGCGGCTGGTCTATGTCTGCCTGGAAGAGCAGGTGTCGGACTTCAGCGCCGAGACGCTGGAGCGCACCATTGCAATCCAATACCGCGTCTTGCTGCTGATTGATGGTCGTTATATCCAGCGCGTGTACAGCGAAGACAAGAGCACCTACACCGAGACCGAACCGCTCGACAAGAACGGACGCCCCTTCGATCACATCCTGTTCAGCTTCTACGGCGCCCAGAACAACGACGCAAGCATCGACAAGTCGCCTCTGGAAGACCTGGCTGACGTGAACATCCTGCATTACGGCAACAGCGCCACCGTGGAGGAGAGCGGGTTCATCAGCAGCCAGCCCACGCTGTTCATCACCACCGATATCAGCGCCGACGAGTTCGCCAAGGTGAACCCGAACGGCATGCACATCGGATCCACCCGTGGCTACAACCTCGGCAAGTCCGGTGACGCAAAGCTTGTCCAGGCAACCGAGAGCCAGCTGGCCCGCACGCTGATGAAGGACAAGGAAGAGCAGATGCTGATGATCGGCGCGCGCATCGTCCAGAAGGCGGGTGGCGCGGAGACGGCTGAGGCAGTACGGATCCGCTACAGCTCGGACAACAGCGTACTGGGCACCATCGCCGGCAACGTATCCGAGGCCCTGAAACGTGCCATCCTCGACGCCGAGCGATTCATGATGGGCGAGCCGGACGAGGCCGGGACTGTGTTTTGGCTCAACCAATCGTTCTTCGACGAGACGATGACCGCCCAGGACATCCTGGCCCAGGTCCAGCTGTGGCAGCAGGGCCTGATCGCTAAGTCCGACCTGCGCACCAACCTCCGCCAGGGTGGCGTGCTTGAGGCTGACCGTACCGACGAACTGATCGACGATGAACTGGCCGAGCAGCCGCCGGTTAGCGGCAACGACACCGGAGATGGCGGCGATGAGCAGTGACGGCTATCTGTCCGATGCAGCGACCCGTCACCAGGTGCACGTCCAGCGCTACGCCGGGGGAAGCCTCAAGCGGCTGGCCAAGTTCATTACCAAGGCCATCAGCACCGCCAAATCGCGCGTATCCGATGGATTGAGCCGGTACGGCACCCAACGGTACGAAAAGCAGATTCAAGAGCTCCAGGGCGAGTTGGCGGGCGTCTACGGCGAGATGAAGCAGCAGGCCGTGCTAGAGCTGACTGAATTCGGCGGTTATGAGGCTGAATTCAACATGACCCTGCTGGGCAAGGTCCTGAAGGCGGTCGTCCAGCTGAACACGCCCAGCATCGAGCAGGTAGCCGCCGCGGCGCTGGCTGATCCTCTCGACCTGGAGGTCGGCAAAGGTCGGCAGCGCATCAGCATTGCAGGCGCACTGGACCAGTACGGCACCAAGAAGAGTGCTGAGATCGTCAGCGAGATTCGCATAGGGTCGGCACTGGGCGAGACGACCGGGCAAATCAGCCGGCGGCTCACATCGCTGGGAGTCCAGCAGCGCGACCAGGCCGGGGCGCTGGTTCGGACCATGACCAACCACATCGCCAGCTCGGCGAGGTTGCAGGTCATGGCCGACAACGACGACATCCTGAAGGGTAAGCGCCGGGTCGCCACCCTGGACGGCAGGACCACGCCGCTGTGCCGGGCGCTGGACGGCACTGTAGTGCCCATGACAGCGCCGTCGCCGCCATTCCACTGGAACTGCCGGACCACCGAGATACCCGTGCTCAAGGACGAGTTTGCCCGGGAAATCCCCGGCTCGACCCGGCCAGCGGTAGGGCCGGACGGAGCCGAGCAGGTCAGCAGCAAGACTACCTACGGCGAATGGCTCGCACGCCAGCCGGCAGCGTTCCAAGAGGATGTGCTGGGCCCAGCCCGCTACAAGCTGTTCAGCAAGGGCGAGCTGACCATAGACCGGTTTGTCGACGATGACGGCCGAACCCTGACCCTCAAGCAGCTGCGCGAGCGAGAGCCAATGGCTTTCGAGCGAGCAGGCATAGCCAGGTGAGCCAACGTCCTCGCTCATGTAACATCCGCTCCTTTTTAGGATGGATCCCATGAGATGGATGATTACTGCAATCCTGATTGCAGCCCTTGGGTTGCCGATAGCATTCACCGCTGGCGTGGTAATTAGCCTGAACGTAGCTGCGGAAGAGAGCCCTGCAAAGACGTTGAAGGACATTATGGGGTCAGCCGGTGACTGGGTTTCTGGTCTTGGTGCATTGGCGGCAGCCGCAGTCGCTGTCTACCTGGCAGACAGACAGCGTCGAGAAGACCTGCCAAACATTGGTATGTCCGTCCAAGGTTTCTATGAGGTTTCGTTAGTTAACTACGGGCGCTTGCCGGTCGAGGTAAGCGGCCTCTGGCTTTACTTGACCTCAAAATATGGAGACTTCGAACTGGGTTATGACCTTGACGATGAGCGCCAGAAGAAAATCATCCTTGGTTTCGGTGAAACGGCAACATTTCGCTACGGAGACCACCTCATGCTGAATGCAGCGAGTTGGGCGCACGTGAAGTGTAATCGTGACATTGGAGCGATTTCGCTTGTTGTCCCAACGCCTGTAAGACACTTCAAGTTCCCGCTTCCTGCGCATTTTGCCGAGCGGCTCAAGCATGAGTTGAATCAGATCAGAACTTGATAGAGCTGCGCCTCAATCATCCTCAAATCTAAGCCCCGTCACTTGATGGGGCTTTTTTGTACCTGCAGGCAGGGCCTGCCCAACGTCTCTGGGAGACAGCAATGACTTTGAAATTCCAACTGGACAGCCTCGAGGGCGTCGACGAATCCATCCAGGCCCTGTACGTCGAGAAGGACGGCAAGTTTGTCCTGGGTATCGACGGGCTTCCGCAGCAGGAAGACGTCACCGGCCTGAAGGCCAAAGTGGAAGAACTGCTGGGTGAGAAGAAGGCCGCCGAGAAGGCTCGTCGCGAGGCCGAAGAGAAGGCGCGCACCGAGGCAGAGGAGGCCGCCCGCAAAGCTGGCGACGTCGAGGGCCTGGAGAAGTCCTGGTCCGAGAAGTTCGCCCGCCGTGAGGCTGAGCTGACCGCCCAACTCGAAAGCACCAACAGCACCCTGCAAGGCCAGATCCGGGATCTGACCGTAGGGCGCACCGCTACCGAGATCGCCACAACCCTGGCTGTTCCGGGCAGCGCCAAGGCATTGCTTCCCCATATCGAACGCCGGCTGAGCGTCGAGCAACGCGACGGTAAACCCACCGTCGTCGTGCTGGACGCCGCTGGCAAGCTCTCGGCGGCAACGCTGGATGAGCTGAAAGCAGAATTCACCAACGATCCGGCCTTTGGCCCGCTGATCGCTGGCAGCAAGGCATCTGGCGGCGGGGCCGGGGGTGCTGGAAAAGGCGGCGGGGCCGCAAGAGGCAACATCGGCGGCACCAAAGAGGAACGCACGGCGGCACTGGCCAGCCGGTTCCCAGACCTTCCATTGAAATAAGGAAAGATACCCATGTCCCTGTCGCAAATGCAGGTTTTCAACGAGTACATCATGCCGGCGACCATCGAGACGCTGGATCAGATGCTCGTTGCATTCAACGCCGCCAGCCGCGGCGCCATCGTGCTGTCCCCGGACGGCTTCACTGGCGACTTCCTGCAGGAGTCGTTCTTCCAGACCCTGGCCGCCGCCCAGCGCCGCGTTGATCGTTACGCTGCCAACGGCGCCGCACCGATCACCGACCTGACCGAGCTGAAAAACACTTCGGTGAAGGTTGCTGGTGGTTTCGGCCCGATCCGCTACGAGCCGTCGCAGATGACTTGGCTGGAGCGCCCGACCGCCCAAGGCATCGAGGTCGCCTCCCGCGCCTTCGCCGAGATCCTGCTGAAGGACCAACTGAACACCGCCATCGCCGCCCTGGTAGCTGCGATCACAGCCCAGGCCGCTGCCGTCAACGATGTGTCGGCCACCGCCGGCATCACCTACGCCGGACTGAACAACGCTCACGCGAAGTTCGGTGATGCGAGCCAGAACCTGGTCACTCAGGTCATGCAGGGCACCACCTACCACAAGCTGGTAGGTCAGAACCTGGCCAACCAGCAGCAACTGTTCCAGGCCGGCAACGTTCGCGTGATCGACATCCTTGGCAAGGTCTCTGTTGTGACCGACGCCCCGGCGCTGATGCAGGACGGCACCCCGGACAAGGAAATCATCCTGTCTCTGGTCCAAGGTGCGGCTCTGGTGCACGACGGTCGAGACATCATCAGCAATGTCCAGACCAACAACGGCAAAGAGCGGATCGAAACCACGCTGCAGACCGACTACACCTTCGGCCTGGGTCTCAAGGGCTACACCTGGGATGTGACCGCCGGCGGCAAGTCTCCGACCGATGCCGAACTGGCTACCGGCACCAACTGGGACAAGACCGCTACCAGCATCAAGCACACCGCTGGTGTCGCTCTGATCGGTGACGCTTCCAAGTAACCCTGATGGTGGGCTGGGCCTACGGCCTGGCCTGCTGAGGATGTGAGCATGAGCAAGAACAACATCTGGTACCTGGCCGGCCCGTTCCACCAGTATCAGGAAGATGTGAAGGCATTGGCCAAAGAGCATGGCCTGGTCATCCTTGATGCCAACGCAGCTACCAGTCGCAAGGGCGAAGCCAAAGATGTGCCTGAGGTAACCATTCGCCCCGAACTGAAGGCAGTGGCCGTTGTTGTCGAGGCTGGCGGGCTGAGCCAGGACGTGGTCGACCAATTGACTGCTGAGCTGGCCGCCATTGGCGTAATCGTTGAATCGTTCGCAGCGCAGGCGCTGGAGCGCCCAGCAGGCGAGCTTGGCGAAACCGGGAGCCGTCTGTTCCAGGTGCTGGAAGCGGTCAATGCCGGCATCGCCAGCCTGCAAAGCGAGCGCGATGGCGAGGTTGAGAGGGCCGGCAAGTTGCAGGAGGAGAACGAGCATCTCCGCGCTGAAATCGCTGCCTTGAAGCAGGCTGCGGCCAGTGACCCAGAGGTGGAGCAGCTGAAAGCCAAGCTGACAGAGGCCGGGGTGACCTATCGCGCCAACGCCTCGAAAGAGTCTCTGCAGAAGCAGGTCGACGAACTCGCCAAGTAACACAGGGGCATCGGCCCCACTCATTTCAGCGGAGGCCTGATGGCTACCTACATCACCGTTGCCGACGTGGATAGCATCCTCGGGGCTGGCTGGGCGGCTGACGACCTCAAGGACGAGGCGGTGTTCGAGGCAAACGCATACCTGACCGCGCTCAATCTGGTCGGCATCGACATGGACTACATCCCCGACGATGTGAAAGAGGCGGGCGCCCGTCTGGCAAAGTGCGCATCGCAGGGGAAGTTGTATCAGCAGCAAACCGCAGGGTCACTTGAGGCGAAGACCGTCAAGGCTGGCTCGGTATCGACCAGCAAGACCTTCGGCTCGATCGACAAGACTTCAACTGCAGCCCAGCCGGCCTGCGTGCAGTTGGCGCTGGCCCTGCTCACGCCATGGCGCAGCAATCCTTTCGCATTCCGCGTATCTAGGGGGTAAGGCATGGGGCTCCGCGACGACATCCAGGCCGATCTGGCTGAAGCATTCGATGATGATCTGGCTGATGCCGTGCAGGCCTTCACCGGCACCTACATGGGGCCTGGAGAATGGGATCCGGTCAGCGAAACGACCACAGCCCAGCCTGTGACTTACACCGGGCGCGGCGTGTTCGACAGTTACGACAGCCGCCGGATCGACAACATCAACATCCTGGTGGGGGACGTGCTGCTGATCTGCCTGTCCAACGAGGTCACAGACACGCCGGCGGTAGGTCATGAAATCACCGCCAACGACCTAATCACGGGCGAGCCGGTTACCTACCGCATCGTCAGCCCCGGCATCGACCCAGCCAGGGCCCACTACGAGATCCAATTGAGGAAGTGACCATGTCCAGAAGGGGCTGGAGCACACCGCCCAGCCTTTTCGCTGGTGTGGTTGAGGAGCAGCTGAGCCAGCGAGTTCGAGTCATCGCCATCGCGCTGCTGAACGAGATCGTGCTGCGCTCGCCGGTGGATACTGGCCGCTTCCGGGGTAACAACATCGTCAGCGTGGGCGCGCCGGTCTATACCAGCGCCATGCCGGCAGACCAGAGTGGCGGCCCAACGATCCAGCGCGGCGTGGGGGCCTTGACCGGCCTTGAGCCATTCACTCAGGTCTACATCCAGAACAACCTTCCGTATGCCTCCGATCTTGAGGATGGCCATTCGCAGCAGGCACCACGCGGCATCTACGAGGTGTCGTTCAATGGCGTGGCAGAGGCCTACCGGACATGACCCTCGAACAGATCCGCGCCGTGATCATCGGCCGCATGCAGCAGTGGGCTGGTATTCCCGCTGACGCCATCGACTATCCGAACAATCCGCAGGGCCCATTCAGCCCGGCCGGGAAATCCATATGGGCCAGGCTAGCGGATATCCCTGGCCTGTCCAGCACCCCAGAGGTCGGCAACGGCCCGAGTGTGCGGCGAACCGGGCTCGTCGTCATTCAGCTGTTCGTGCCAAGCAACAAGGGCTCCCTGGCCATCACCAAGGCCGCCGACACCCTGGTGCAGCACTTCGAGTACTACAGCGCGCCAGAGGGCCCGCTGGACTTCTTCGCCGCATCGCCCAGCAACGTTGGCGACGACGGCAACGGCTGGTACCAGGTCAACGTTTCCATACCCTATCGCGCCTACTGAGAGGCAAGCATGTCCAAGACAACCGTGGAGCTGCACCGCAGCTTGATCCGCGCGGCCAAGGCTGCGCTTGCCGCCTGGGAGCGCTGGCTTTCGGCGAAGGAGAGCGGCGATGCAAGTACGAATTGACGGAAAGATCATCGAGCGATCCAGCTACTTAGTCCGTGACGATCAGCGCGGGCCTTTCGGCAGCGCAACACGCGAAGAGCCTGATTTGCTGGACGGCGAGCAGGTTGTATGGGCTCTGGGCGATCCAATCCCAACCATCATCAAGGTGCGCAGCTATGAGTGAGAGCATGACCATTGACCAGGTGCGCGAAGAGCGCCGCATGCTGGCCGAGCAGATCCTTGGCGCGATCAAGGCCTTCAACGAAAAGACCGGTCTCGACGTCGAGTACGTGAATCTCAACTACTTGGACCGCAAGCCCTTGGTTGGGGCGAGCCATCAGTTCTTGGCTTCGGTCGAGGTCGAACTGAACATCTGAAACCCCAAATTCACCGGGCCCGCTGACCAGACACGCCGAAAGGCCCCTCTGGTCACCAAGCCTCCCCGGATCATTACGATCTAAGGAGGCACCGATGAGTTCGGGCGCTAAGGTCCAGCTTGCCTGGATCAAAGAAGTAACCCCCGGTGTAACGCCGACTGGCGACTGGAACGTGTTGACCCGCATCAGCAACGGCCTGATGCCGACCTATAACAGCGAAGAGAACAACGAGATCGGTTTCACGCGGATGTCCCAGGGCACTGCGCAGACCACCGTGGACGTTGGCGGCGATATCGAAACCAAGTGGCGCTTTGGCGCACTGGACGACTTCATGGCCTCCTGCTTCGGCAAGGACTGGGCTGCCAACGTCCTGACCATGGGCGACGACCGCATCACCTTCTCGATCGCATCCTTCGCGACCGATATCGGTGTTTCGGCCATTGCCCGCGGCGTGCAAGTCGCCACCATGAACTTCGATTTTCCAGGCGACAACGAAGTCACGGTCACCATGACCATGGCGGCGCGATCCTGGGATGACAAGGGCGACAACACGTCGTTCATCGTCAACGCTCAGCCCGAGGCCAGCCAGCGGCGTTTCAGCTTCAAGGACATCAGCGGCCTGCGTATCAACGGCGTTCAGGTGGGTGAAGACAACGCCTGCGTCGACAGCTTCAACCTGCAGTTCGACAACAACGTCCAAACCCAGCGCTGTATCGGCAATGGCAACCCGTACCCTGGCAACATCATTGCCACCACCTTCACCCCGTCCGGCGCGATCACCATCAGCTGGTCGAAGATGGCCTACGAACTGTGGAAGGCGCAGAAGACCAACGACGCGATCAGCCTTGAGTTCACCATCGGCAACGCTGACGGCGGCTACAACATCCTGATCCCGGAAATGGAGGTCACCGCTGATTGGCCAGATGGCGGCTCGACCGACATCATCCAGGTGGAACTGAACTACACCGCCCGCCGCGTGCCGCCGGTTATCACCCGACTGCCTGCGCCTATCGTCGTGGCTGCCGTGGAAGTCACTCCGGCCACGCTGAGCCTGGAAGTAGGTGATACCGGCGACCTCGAAGTCGTGGTAACCCCGGCCGGTGCCAGCCAGCAGGTAGCCTGGACCACCTCGGCCCCGGCCATCGTCTCTGTGAGCGAAACCGGCTTGGTGACCGCCCTGGCCGCAGGCACCGCAACCATCACGGCCACCAGCGCTGCAGACGGCACCAAGACCGATACCTGCGCTGTAACCGTCACCGCTTAACCCTTTGCCCGGCGCGCCCTGCGGTGTGCGTCGGGCCTTTTACCGCAGAGGAATACCATGGGCATCACCATTGCAAGAAAGCCTGAGTTGGATATCAACGGCGAGCGCTGGGTGCACTTCAAGGTTGGGCCCGGCGGCCTGGCCGTGAAATGCGAGCAGGGACCGGACACAGCGGCAATTCTGGTCGCATCCATCGCCAACCCGATCTACAAGTCGCACCAGGCAGTGATCCGCCGGCACCTTACCGCGCTGAACCAACAGGCAGGCGTGGGAACCGCGGGCTTCACCATCGACTCCATTCCAGATGTCGAGCTCGAAACCGATGACGACCTGTTCATCGACCTGGCCACCAAGCACCTGATCAAGGACTGGAAGGGCATCGACGTCGAAGAGCGTCCTGGCGAGCCTGCCAAGTACACCCCGCAGCTGTGCAAGGCGCTGATCGAGCAGCTGCCCAGCATCTACTTCCTGGCCCTGCGCACCGGCCTGGACATCGCCAAGCGCATCGAGGAGCAGGCCCAGGCCACTGCGGAAAAGCAGTAGCGGCATATCGCTGGGGTAGGGACTGGGCCGGGCCTGAGAACGAAAAGAAGCGCTGGAAGCATGAGCGCCTCGGGCTCAAGGCCCAGGAGCCGCCAGAGATCGACGACGTGGTTGCCGAGATTCTTGAGGCCTACGGGCATATCGGGCGATCCCGGCAGTATGTCGGCATGATGGGAGCCCCGGCCCCGATTGCTCCGGCAGCCATTGCCGAATACCTCGACCGCTACCCCTCAGTGATATGCCGCGAGGAGATTGATGCAGCGATCTTCGCCTTGGACGACGAGTTCCGCAGGCACTGGAATGAGCAGCAGGAGAAAGAGCAGCCGAAGGATTCGCGCCGCAAGAAATGAGAAGCCCGGCGCTTGGCCGGGCTTGGAGCTATCCGCCTGATGAATCCTTCTTTTTGCGAGCGGCAATCTTTTTCCTAAACTCGTCCGCCATTTCAGGGTTTTCCTTGATCATCTGCAGCCCCCAAAGAAGGGCCCCAGAAATTACTTCCTCCAACGGCTCGCCGGTATCGTCTGATAGCTGCTGAAGTTTATCCATGGCGGTTTTCTGGATCGTCATTGGAAGCTCAGTGCCATCCTGCTCCTCAAGAATGATGGACACCGACTCCGGTTCATCATCGAAATCCTGGAGCTGTTCAACGGTTACGCCAAGTGCCTTGGATAGCTTGACCAGAGCCGTCATTCGAGGCATCGACAGACCGGTCTCATAGCGACCAATTTGAGGAACGCTGATCCCAGATACCTTTGCAAGGTCTTTCTGGGTCATCTCGGCGTTTGCACGTAGCCGTGCGAGCTTTGCAGGGAAACCCTTTGGATGGCGCATGGTGGTTCCAAATTCATCAATCAGCCAATGATGTCTGCGAAATATATTTCACGCAACAGATGATGCCAAATGATGTTGACAAGACACCTTAATGTGATGCCTAATGATGTCTAGTGATTGATAAGGAGGTGTCTGATGAAGGGTGAAAGCAAGTCTCGCTACCCGTTGAGCCTGGTTGCCGGAGTGAAAATACAAGCCGAGGAAGAGGCGAAGAAAAATCGCCGGAGCCTTAATGCCGAGCTGGGCCTGCTGATTGAGGAGGGTCTTAAATGGCGAGCAATGCAGAAGCGGCAGGCAATAGCCTGAAAACGAAGAAGCCCCAGTGCGGGAACACTGAGGCTTCGGAGATCAACGCAGTCATCGATCAGGAAAACAACGTCATGAGCGATAATAGCACAAACGTAATCCCTTTCAATTTCGGTAAGCAGCAGGTTCGCACCTTGCTGATCGGCGAACAGCCATGGTTCGTGGCGGCTGACGTCTGCGCATCGCTGGCAATTGCCAACGTATCGCTGGCGGTGAATGGTCGCGCAGACCGCGACACCGATGGTCTGGACGAGGACGAGAAGGGTATTGCCACTGTCAATACCCCCTCTGGAGCCCAGGAAATGCTGGTCGTGAACGAGTCAGGGCTGTACGCACTGATCTTCAAGAGCCGCAAGGCCGAGGCCAAGCGTTTCAAGAAGTGGGTCACCTCCGAGGTGCTACCGGCAATCCGCAAGACTGGGCGCTACGAAGATCAGCAGGGCCGCCTGGCAACGCTGATTGGCCAGACAATCGGGACTGATGGTTTTCGCGTTCTCGGCGCAATCGTGAAGGGCAAGGTCGCATCGCTTCCGGCGCCAGTTCAGCGCCGCGCAACTGCAAAGATCTGGTCTCAGGTGCATGCGGCGTTCGGGGTCCGGTCCGCTGCAGATATCCCGGCTGAGCACCTGGACGGTGCCCGTAACTTCATCGCGGCCTACAACGTGCTGGAAGGTGAGTTCATTCCTGCTCGGCCATCGAAGGGCATTACGCTTGATCAGTACGAGACCCACGATCTCTACCTGTTGATGTCACACTTCCGCTCTATGCAGAAGCGTCAGCGTAGCGTGCTGGCTGCAGCGGAGGCGCTGGAGTCGAAACTGCTTCTCTCGTTCTTTGATCACCTGAATGACGGCGCCATTTCGTTCTCCTATCTGGATAAGCGGCGTGATGAAATCTACGCGGCCTACACTGGGCTCGGGCTGAAAGGCGGCTATGCACAGGGGGCCGCAGCATGAGCATGGAACTGCTGAACCTGGGCATCAAGGGCACTTCACCTTTGATGATGCATAGCGACAAGCTGGCCAATCCGTTGCACCCCGCGACGAAAGCCCACAAGGAGCTGACCGCAAAGCGCAAGAAAACGGATGATGATCACTTGGCCATTGCTCGGTCGGAGTTCATTGCCGGCGCATATTTCGATTCGTCGTCTGGCTTCTTCATTCCTGGCGCGAACTTCGACGCGACATTCTTTGCTGGTGCCAAGCTGCAGAAGCTGGGCACGCACTGGAAGCGCGGGGCGCTGGTAATGACCGACAAGGCCGAGCTTGAATTCACGGGACCGTCGACGCCGGAGTCGCTTTGGGAGGATCAGCGTTTCGTCGACTGCCGTGGCGTGAAGGTCGGCCAGGCGAAGATCATGCGCTACCGGCCGATCTTCCTTGACTGGGCTTGCCAGCTTGAGGTGGCCATCAACACCGATGTGCTGGACCTGCAAGAAGTGAAGAAGGCCATCGAGGACGCCGGCAAGCTGATAGGTGTCTGCGAGTACCGTCCACGCTTCGGGCGCTTCGAGGTGGCCTATGTCTGAGGTGACCAAGTACCCAGGACACAAGCAGGCGGTCGAAGACTTCCTCAAGGAGTTCAAGTATGGCGACCTTGTGGGGCACGACTGGCTTGAGGCGCGCTTCGGCATTCCATCCATGAGCGATTCCAAGTCGCTCACAGCCGAGCAGTTCCGTGACCGGCAGTTTGAATGGTTGGCAAGCGTCGAGGCATTCAAGGCTGAGCTCCTACGCGATCACCAAGTCTGCCTGCAATCGGTGCGCGGTCGCGGCTATCGGTGGGTTCCGCCTCATGAGCAGACTGGCGTGGCCATGGAGGAGCTGGGGCGTGGAGTTCGCAAGGTATTTCGCGGCGCTGGCCAGAAGCTACGGCATCTTCGGATCACGGAGCTGACTGACGATCAGCGCCGGGATAACCTGGATCAGGTCGCGAAGCTTTCCGCGCTGCACGGGATGGCAAAAAAGGCCTTGAGCTGAGTAGCGTCATGCCCTTTCTGTGAGAGGGCATTGCGGTGCGAAAGCATCAGTGGCTGGGCTCGACATGGTATGGCGAGGTTTGGCAAGGCTCGGTTCGATCCGGTATGGGCTGAAAACAGCGTAATACCCCTTCGCTGAGGGGGTATTGCGGTGGATAAGCCATAAGGCGGCCACCTAGTGACAGTTCTGCTCAGGCGGGGCGGGGTCAGGCCTGACAAGCTGAGGTATGGCTTGGTGGGGCAGGCCATGGGCCGTAAACGGCATTGAGAGGGCACCTTCGGGTGCCTTTTCTTTTTCCGCAGCGCGTACGCTGGGCTTTGGCTCTTCCTGATGATGGTGGTAGATTGCCGGCATCAACTTGGAGGCGCGTATGTCTGAAGGATCTGGAACCCTTGCGATAATTCTGTTTTTCGTTGGCGTGGCCATTTATTTTCTTCCGTCCTTCAATGCATCCAGCAGAAAGCATCCGAACACCAGTTCGATCTTTCTTCTTAACCTGTTCCTGGGGTGGACGCTGCTTGGATGGGTTGCCGCATTGGTTTGGTCAGCTTCGTCCATCAAGAGTGTCGCGGAAGACCTGCCCAAGGCTTCTGCTGGCCAAGAGGATGCTTACGAAAAACTTGAGAAGCTCGCTTCCCTAAAGGAGAAGGGGCACATTACGGCAGATGAGTTCGATCGCGAAAAAGCCAAGCTGCTTGGCGGTTGAATAACGAAAAACTGAAGAGCCCGCGTTGAGCGGGTTTTTTTATGCCCGGAGAAAGGTATGACCCAGGAATCCCGCCTGGCGGTAACGATCGACTCACGGGGCGCCAAGCGCAATGCAGATGACTTGGCCGAGTCTCTAAAGGATGTTGAACGCGCAGGGGAAGGAGCTACAAAGAGCACAGAGGGTCTATCTGCCGGGCTTGATGAACAGCGCAAAGAACTTGCACAGCTACTTGGAAGCATAAACCCTGCGGTCGCCGCACTGGGCCGGCTGGATGACATGCAAGATAAGCTGGCCAAGTTCAAGAAGGCCGGAATCGTCGAGAGCGATACGTTCGTTGAGTACACGCAGCGCATAAACACCATGCGCGAAGCGCTTGGCCAGACCTCCGAAGGCATGAACAGGACTGGCCTGTCCGCCAAGCAAATGAACAACAGCCTCCGCATGCTGCCAGCGCAGTTCAGCGACATCGCGGTAAGTCTGCAGGCCGGGCAAGCGCCATTCACCGTGTTCTTGCAACAAGGCGCGCAAATCAAAGATTCCTTTGGCGGGGTGGGCCCAGCACTCAGCGCTGTTGGTGGTTATGCACTCAGCCTTGTGACGCCGCTAACCATTGCAGCCTCGGCGATAGGCGCATTCGGCCTGGCGGCATACAAAGGCTACGAACTGTCAGAGCAATACCGAAAGGCGCTTGTGCTTACCGGGGATGCTGCGGGGAAAACTGCTGATGATCTGATCGCTCTCTCAACAGCGATAGCTTCAGGAAGGAACTTTGCAGAGGCTGGACAAGCAGTTTCAGCTCTGGCTGGGAATGGACGGCTGGCCGGCGCGGCATTCAACGAAGTGGCCAGAGCTGCTACTGAAATGGCCGTGGCAACTGGCAAGGGCGCTGCTGATATCGCGGACCAGCTGTCAAACACGAAGACCAGCGTCACAGAGCTTGCTGCCGAGTACAGCGATAAGTACGGGATCATCACTCAGGCCGTTTTCAATCAGGTTCGCTCGCTTGAACAGCAAGGCGAAAGAACGGAGGCTGTGCGGGTCCTGGCCGGAGCCGTAGCTGACGAAATGGGCGCCAGAAACAAGGAGATGATTGAGTCGACTCGAGGGCTGGCGAAGGCGTGGGACGAGGTTAAAACAAGCGTCACCAGCGCCTGGAATGAACTCAAAACAGGCCTGTCGGCAAGTCCAGAACTGTTCAAACTGCAACACCTGCAAAGCCAGCTGCAGAGGGCGAGAGAAATTGGCGATAAGGCGCTCATTACCGGCCTGGAAAAACAGGTTGAGCTAGCCCAGGCGTCTGTAGACCTTCAGAATCAGAAGGCAAAGTCTTCAGCAGCGGAACTGTCCACTCGAAAAGCAACCATCGCCGCCGACAAGGCGTGGTTCGATGCAGGATTGAAATACCGTAGCCTTGAGCAGCAGCGAGATGAAGATATTGCCAAGGCCCGTGCGCAGGGTTTGGCTGCAAGAGTCTCTGAGGAAGAGATCGAGAAGCGGATAGCCAAGATCCGCGAAGATTACGCCAAAAGAGAGCCGAAGCAGCCTAAGCAAAGGGTCGTCGGCGGGCAGGCACGAGGCGTGGCCGAGGCCGAAAACACCTTCGCTCGCCTGTATGGCCAGTACGACCCAGCTGCGCAGGCGGCCAGGGCGCTGACCAAGGAGCAGGGCCAACTGGACCTGGCGCTGAGCAAGGGCAAGATCACCCAGGAGGAATACAGCAAGGCACTGGCGCAGGCATCCATT